TTAACACCGACCGACGCAGTGAGGCTGAGGCCAGCCTGCGAACCATCGAAGCGAACCAAGCCAACGACCCCTTGTTACAAATCCAAAACCAAATGCGCGAGCAGATGGTACAACAAGGGGCAGCCGACGCGCAGCTTCGCGCAGACAATTATCTCGCCGAGCAAGAAGCAGAGCGTCAGGCCATTCTACAAGCTGAACGTGCTACGCTCCAACAACGCGTAGCCCAAGACCGTCAAGCGTTCTCTAACTGGGCAAGCCGTGCGGCTGCCCGCGCCGAGACCCAGCGTAGCAACACCAACGAAGCTGCTGCGTTGATGGAAATTATTGATAGTATCGCCAAGCACGCTGTTGATTTCACAATGGCGATTGATGCCCTTGAACAAAACCGCGACCTGCCTGACAACGTTAAAGCAGGTCTGCAAATGCTTGCCCGCTTCCAAGCGGCGGCCAACCTCGCTACCGACCCCAGTCTCTCCGATACTAAACGCGCAGAACTTACCCAAGCCGCAGTTGATTTATATCAACTCGCACCGCGTATGTTCCGCGCCCTAGACGCATGGGTTGAACAAGAGATGCACGACGCCTACGAGGATGGAGAGATAACGCAGCAAGACCTTGACCTTGCCAACGCCGAGCGCGAGCAGCGCAACCGCATCCGAGAGAGAGTGGTAGAACGCAACGTCATTACCAACCCTGAACCTGCTGCTGTTGAGACCGCCGACCCCTTGTTAGAACAGCAAGCACAGGCGCAAGACCTGCTGACGGATGTTGCCCCCGAGCACCTAGACACACGCCATGTGGATGAGACATTACAACGCACCCTAGATGATATAGTCGTTACCCCTATGATGGCGCAACTCGCTACGCGTGCGACTAGCGTACCTGCTGACACTACGTCATTAACTGCGCTGCTAAATCATTATGGCGTGCGCCCAGGCAGTATGGGGATTGACCGCGCTACCGTAACCGAAGTGAACAAGTTGCTTCGCTCCGTAGGACCGAGCGCACGGCGCAGTATGGTACAAACACTTAACTCTTACTTCCTGCAAGAGAATGGTGTGAACAGTTGGGTCTCTCGTAAAGTAGGTGTACGACACAACACGCCACTCTTACGCGACGCTAACAGCGCGGAATACCAAGCGCTTGTTGATTACTTTACTCGCACGAAACGCCAAAGCCCAGAGGACGCAGAAGCCAGCGCACGCGCAATACAAGACGAAATAGTTGAGCTAACTGATGGCAAACTCAAATTGACGGACGCTTCTTTCGCCGCTCCCGAGGTGGCGGAGAGTGAAGCAAAAAAGTTGAGCCTGATTCCACCGACATCCTTAGACGGTAGCGAGGACGCGGCGATTCAAGATACTGCCCGCGCCATGAACAAACACGGCGCGTCGGCTTACGCTGAACCTGCCGCGCAGACTGAGACCAGCCTATTCGCCGAACCCGAGACCGCGACTGATGTGCAGGAGGCGTTTGACGCGTTGGCGGACGAGGAGTTATCACGGCAGGATGGTAAAGACCTGTTTAATGATGACTTTGATTTTGACAGCTCCTACGACGAGTCCGACCTCGGCGGTATCATGGAGGCCTACAACGATGACTTCGCATCTGACCTGTTCCGCGACCGCCGTGCGCCACGCAATGAATGGGAGCAGATGACGCAGCCTGAGCAGTCTCTCGCCGTACAGCAAGAGACCATAGCGCGCGCCACCCGTGCGCTGCGCGGCGCGTTCGGGCCTGAGATTCTGCAACACGTCGTGTTCGTTAGCCCCAACAGCCTATCTCTATCGGACAGCAACGTGTCCGCGTTCGTCCTTGATGGCGACCCCAACTCTATTTATGTGGTAGCAGACCCTACCCGCGCCGACCACCAGTTCGTCTATAACGTAGCCCACGAGCTGCTGCATCAACGGATGGACGTGAACGTGCGCGGTAAGCTGACACAATGGGGCGACTACCAGCAGACGATGGACAAGTTCATGCAGAACACCTTTGTCCAAGAGCTGATGGGCGCGATGCGCCCCACCTACCCTAACCTTGACAGCTACGCCTTAGCCGAGGAAGCGCTGGCGGAGATTCATGCTGCCCGCACATCGGAGCAAGGATGGAACACGCTGCGCGAAACATGGGGTATCGCAAGTAAAGTACCGACTGAACTACGTTCCAAAGCCAACGCAGGGTTCATTCACAAAATCATCAGCTTCTTTAAGAACATGGTTGCCCAATGGCGCGGCAAGCGTGGTACGACCGACGCAGAGCTGGCTGAGTTCCTACGCGTAGTATCTATGGCTAACCCTGAGGCGGCCGCCGAGCTACGCACACCTGAGGCAGCGCAACAGTTCCGTGCGCGTATGGAGTTTGAAGCTGCACAACAACGAGTTGCATACTACGCTCAGCTCGCACGAGAGAACATCACAGCGTTTGACGTATTACCACGCACTCAGCAGCAGGCAGCGATGGCAGAGATGGCACGCAACAACGGCGACACCTTGTCCGAGCGCGAGCTAGGGCTGCAAATACGTTATGCCCGCAAACCGCAACAGAGCGCTGGTAGCGCCAACCCCAACGGCACAGTTAATCAAACACCGCAGCAGGCAGCCCAAGCGCAGCAGACATTACAACAAGCCGCGCAGCTTCGCCAACAACAGGCGGCTCAGGCATCGCAAGTACCCCCAAGCAGCGACCCACAAGGGCAACAGCAGTTCGCGAGCAAGCTGGTAAAACAGATTATGATTTACCCACAACGCGCGGCTGGGGCGGCCTATACGGATGACTTGGATAACTTCGTCGGCGCTATCACATTAGAAAGCAACGGCGCGTTGGCTGAGGTGCGTGTGCGGATGCACGACCTGAAAAATGGTATGAACGGTCTAGTCCATGTTGAACCATTGAACGGCGACATTGACGGCGCGATGTATAAAGCGTGGGAGTGGTTAGAGAGTAATTACCCCAACCAATACACCCGACCACATGGCTCAACCTACGACGCGCGAACTGGTAGCATCCTAACCCCAGCTCAGGTTTACATCATGAACCGCGCACAACAGATGGGGTTGTCGTCGCCCACGCTCCGTAAGTGGACTAAGTGGCTGGCTGCCAAACTGCCCGCGCAGTACCTACCCGTCTTGGATAAGTTCCTTGATTTCGTCTCCGTTATGCGGACGCGCTGGGTGGACATCTACACCTCCATGCGCGAAGTGGAGAATATGTATAGCGAGGTAACTGGTAAGCCCGCGACAGTTCTCAACCGCCTTATCCGCGACATCGGCGAGGGCACGTCGTTCCTGCATCGTAACTTCAACGCTGGGCGTATAGACCAAGTGGCTGGTAAGAAGCAGTCGTTCCGCGACCGTGTGGAAGCCATCCGCGATGCGATGCAGCAAGAGGGTATCTCCCAAGAGCGCATCAACAAAGTGCTGTATGGTTTAGAGGAAGCGGTACGTTACAACATATTCCTGAACTCCCCTGCATCTGAGGGGCATTGGGCAACTGATGCCAACGGTAAGCGTTACGTTGTGCAAGCTAGGAATAACAAGCACCCCGCGCAGACAGTAACGGGGTTCAACTTCCAAGACCTGAATACCATAGACCCCCATGTGGGCAAACTTGATTTAGGTGGGCAACGTTTCATGGCAGCACTCGCAGGGCTATCAGTAGAGGAGCGCAACAAGATAGGACGTATCGTAGCCGAGGTATCAGCCACAGGCCGTACCATCGCAGAACTGCAACATTCACGCGGTGTGCTGACGCAAGCCGACTACCACGACCGCATGAGACGTGGTAAGCGTGAGCTGGACGCAGCGTTCCCTGAACTGGCTGCACAAGGTTATGACTTTGGCGGCTTCTTTATGACGATGCGCGACGAGGACACATCAGCCTACGACAGCCACGACAGCCAAGGGCGTACTACCGCTATTGATAACGTGCTAGGCAACAACGCCCGCGTGTGGGAAGCGGAGGTTAAAAAAGCGTTCCGCAATAACGAGATGGCACAGTTCGCGTTGATGGTATTATCCCTGCCGAACAAACACTTCGCCGTTGAGCCCTTGACCCCACGCATCGACCCCGACGACCCAACAGGCGCGCCGTTGTGGGAGGGCAGCGACAAGAACGTCAAAGCCAGCACCACGGTTTATGTGAACGGTGTGCCCGTACAACTGGTAGCGAAAACGAAACAAGCCGCCATGCTGTTCGACCGCAAGGCGCTGCATCCTGGCATCGCTAAGGTCGGCGCACTCAACCACTACTTCAATCAGTTCAAGACATCCCTTAACCCTGCGTACCCTCTGTTCGGCTTCGGGCGCGACATGATGACAGGCTTCCTGAATATCAGCGGCGCTATCGGCGAGCAGTATGTGAGCAGCAAGGACGCGATGCGTGTCGGTGGTAATACCGTGGGCTATGCGTTGAAGTACCTGCTTGCGCCGAACAAGAACAACCTGTTCTACGGCACATGGCGTGGGCAACACTTGGATGCGTGGGCGGAAGCCTACCAACGCCTCGGTGCGGGGATGCTGTTCGGCGATGACCTGAACACGGGCGCATTCGCCAACATTAACAACAACCCCCTAATCAGCGGTCATATCGGGCGTAGCACCGACCTGCTGGCACAGGCTAAGGACAAGGTTAAAGGTACAGCCGCGCGAGTGGCAGAGACCATCGCCTACCCACCTGAGACCGCTATGCGGCTTGGCGCGTTCCGTGCTTACACCGAGCACCTGCTCGGCAACCAGTTGAAGCCCGACATGACCGCCGAGCAGATAGTGGAGTTGTTCGACCAGTTCAAGAACCCACACAACAACGAGAAAGCTGCGGCTATTATCGTAGGCACTAAGAACTTAACGTCTAACTTCCAGCAGCACGGCGCGGATAGCGTGGTACGCAATCTGTTCTCTTTCCACAACGCCGTGATGCAAGGCTCGTTCTCTACGCTGCCACAGATACTCTCCACAGAGCATGGTCGCAAAGTGAGCGCGATGATACTGGTGGCCTCCGCCCTTGCCGCTGCTGCGGCTATCTCAGGCGAGGATGACGATGAGTTTGGTAACAGCAAGTATTTCCAAATTCCCCGTCGCAACCGTAACATCGTATTAAGCGAGAACATCCAAATACCTATCTCTGACGAGTTGGGTTGGATTAAGAACTTGGCGGACAACATCGTCGGCGTGATGATGGGACGACGGAACGTGATGGACGCTTCCACCGACCAGCTTCATGCTATGGGCGAGATGGTAACGTCTGCGAAATGGGGCGATACTGACAACGCCTTTACCAACGCGCTCTACGCCGTTACGCCTACGATGGGGCAAGCGTTCATTACGATGGCTACGGGCTACGACACGTTCGGGCGCAAGGTTAAGTCAGACTACGCCTACGATGATAACGGCAAGCGCATACAGAACGCCGCTGACGTAGAGCGCTCAACCTCCGCTGCCAGCGAGACAGGTATTGGTATCGCCGAGTTCTTGTACGGCGCGACAGGTGGTGGTATTGATATGACGGGCGACGAGGTGGATGTGATGGGACGCTCGTTCTTAGGTGGTCTCTATGGCAGCTTCGCCCGTACGCAGACTGCTACCATGCGCGACGGCGACGGCGTGCTGGCTGCCGCAGGCGACGAGTTCCTACGCTCAACCCGCGTTATGCACATCGACCGCAAGGGAGCTGAGGCGTGGCAAGACCTCGGCGAGCGGCTGGGTATCAGTCTCCGCAACCAAGGCGGTACGCTGGACGTGCTCAACGCAGGCGACGGCGCTGCCGTAGGCGAGGCATACAACATCTATGCCAAGAGCGACAAGGCGCTTAAAAAGGCTAAGAGCGACATGGGCTACACTTACAAGCAGCTACATGATATGATTGCCAAAGCCGAAGCAGAGGGGCGTTACCAAGATGCCCGCGACCTGCGAGCCGATATGCGAACCATCCGCGCTAATCAAGAAGCCATCCGCCGTGATGCGCTGGTAGAGATTAACGCATTAGGAATTAAATAATGGGTAACTTAAAACTGATGGCTGCGCTGCTTGCAGTATGTAGTGTGGTAAGTGTAGGCGTAACGTGGTCGTTCACGTCGTCCTACTACAACGCCAAACTGGAAGCACAGCAGCAAGCACACGAGGCAGCGAAACAACAGGCAGCGACCGCCGCTGCCCAACAACAACGTAGTAAGGAAGCAGCCGTAGCCGCAGCGGTAGCGGCCGCCGACCAGCAACACTATAAGGAGTTACAAGATGCTAAGACTGAAATACAGCGCCTACGCGCTGGTGTCGCTAGTGGTACTGTCCGCCTGCGCCAGCCGACCACGGCCACACGTTGCGCTGGTACAGACCAGCTTGCCAGCAGTCCCCGCGTGGGTAACGACGGGCGAACCGAGCGCACAGCAAGTGAACCAACAGTTGAACAAGATATTCTCCAACTCGGAGAGTATGCACTAACTGCGGTCAAACAACGCGATGCGTGCGTTGCCATCTTGCAACAAGAGCGGGAGGTGTTGAATGAAAAATGACAGTTGGTATAAACGCCTGTTGTGTGGTTACAACCCACTAGGAGATTTCGCCGACCTTGCATGTCGTGGTACTGAGGTTGAGTATGAGCTGGATGAGCAAGAGTGCCAGCACAAGACCATCGCTGTCCGCTGCTGGTGTTGCACGTTTTGGCGCGGCGTGGTGGTAGGTTCTTTATTAACTTCTCTGTTCGCGGGAGTGTGGTATGCCGTTATTTAAACATCGCCCTGTTCGCAGGGCATCGGACTGGATGTTCATAACCAAGACGCGGGGGGTGGAGCTTATCAATGCCGTGCTGTTACTGGCAGCGTGTGCCACGTTCTATGAAACGAAAGCTATGGTCGTACCACTCCCTAAAATGTATAATGCCAAACATTTGGATATAAGCGCGTTGTGTGTAATACTATTACTGCTTGCCGCGCTGCAATGGGTGGGATTATTCTTGGGCGACCGTGATAAGTGGCGACGGGTCTCAGCCTTAGCCCTAACAGTATCGGCGGCTATGTATATATGGTTGGCTACACTTATTTATTACAGCAGCGCGTGGCTCACAGCTATCGGCGTGCATCGGCAGGCGTTGATGACTTACATAGCGATGAGCGTGTTCTGCTGGCTGGCAGCCGATTATATCCGTGAGGGTTTAGATGAATAATAACATGGGGGCTGTATGCAAGATTTCCTTTCCCCACCTTACCTCGCGTTTGTCGGGGGCATCGTGGGCGGCTTGCGTACTGCGGCGAAATCCAACGATGGTATATTCATGCGGTGCACCGACATCCTTGTGGGTGCGGTAGCCGCAGTAGGCGCTAGTGTCTACGTTCCGAACAATGCACCACTTAGCGCATTGCTGGTTGGCTTACTGATGGGGCGTAGTGCAGGCTACGCCACCGACATCGTTTACAACCTAGTGCCACAAATCGTCCCGATGTTTATTAAATTTGTACAATCACTACCTAATAAGGGGGCTGATAAAAATGAGTAATTATGTTTTAGGCAACGCGTCAAAAGCGAAGCTAGTGGGCGTACACCCCAAGCTGGTGCAGGTGGTACAACGCGCGATTGAATTAACGCAGCAGGACTTCTCCGTACACGAGGGGTTACGGACTGCGGACAGACAGCGCCGACTGGTCGCCGCAGGCGCAAGCCGTACCATGAATAGCAAGCACATCAAACAGGCTGATGGCTATGGGCACGCGGTAGACCTGTTACCGTGGGGCGACTTTGATGGTAACGGTACGAAAGAAATCTCGTGGTCGTGGGAAAACTTTTATCCCATCGCCGATGCCATGCGACAGGCGGCTACCGAACTGGGTGTCAATGTGCGCTGGGGCGGCTGCTGGGAGACGTTGAATGGTACGACCAAACCAACGCGCGACCTTGTATCAGATTACGTCGTGGCGCGTAAGGCAGCAGGAAAATCCGCATTCGTTGATGGACCACACTTTGAACTAGCATAGGGGATGGTATGTTCAAACAACTTTTATTAAGCGCAGGGACTGACACCGCGAGCCTCAGCAAGGTTAGTATGCTGATTGGTATCACGGTGTGCAGTCTTATTGTGTTATGGCAGACGGCGCATGGCACGCTGTCCTCGGACTTGTTCGCATGGTATATCTCCGTAACGGTCGGGGCGAACACAGCGAACAAGGCAATTAGCGTTGTGGGCAGCCGTCCTGCAATGAAACCTGATGAGCAAGGAGAACCGCAATGAGTTGTGGGACAGACCGCGAGTTACTGCGGTTAATGATTAAAGACATCATAGACCAGCTTATAGCTGATGGTACGATACAGGGCGGCCTGCTGACGTGTGATGGGGCGGCGCTGCCGACCAAGCAGAAAATGAAAGACTGTGCCTCCGCCGATGCTGCGGACGCTGCGCTTGATGCCAAGATTGACAAGGTTAAGACTGACACCGACGCTGCGCTGAAAGTAGTGGTTGCAGAGCTTGAAGCGAAGCTGGCCGCTAAAAAGGACACGTTCCCTACTGAGGCTACGCTGACCTCTGACCTTGTGCTACAACTGCTGCTGAATAACGGCGAGACCGTGAGCGTGTCGCTGGCAGCGTTGAAACCAACGCCTTATGTGAACGCGATGGAGATGGTAAACAAAGACACCCTGCGCGTTACCCGCTCAGACAACGAGAAGTTTGAGACCACTCTGCCTATGCCTACGGCGCTGGCGGTGGACAAGAACAAGCTGGTACTGACGCTCAACACAGGCGACAAGGTGGAAGCCGACCTGTGCGGCTGGCGCGGAGCGCAGCCATGCACCTATCATGCTACGCTGAATATCGCGTTGGAGAGAGGCGAGGCAGGCTGTGCCGACCGCTTTGCACGAGTGGTTTATGGTTTCCACCCCGAGGACATCCGCGACCCAGCCGCCGACGTGCAGTTGGTAGATTGTAAAGACCGAGTGATTGGTTACATCTACTCAGCCAAAGGGGGCAACCACACCGTAGAATACGCCGTAGAGCAGAAAGACGGTACAATGCAAGTTATTGGTTATGCGCTCGCTTCGCCTGTTGTCCACGTTTGGTCTGACGAATGCTGCGCTGATTTATTTGGGAGAACACCATGAATAAATTTAAAGTTACCATGTGTGGTAACGAGGACATCTACGTTGAGAAAGCCGAGCTAGATGGTAGCAAGCTAGTACTGACACGCACCGACAAGGAGAAGTTGGAGGTAGATTTATCAGGGCTGGTTGTTACATCTAAGGACACCTACGTCGCGAGTGCGGCGCTAGCCAACAACGTGCTGACGCTGACTAAGAACGATGCGACCACCGTTGATGTGGACTTGTCGGGGCTTGCGCCAACCATTCCGCCACAAAAGGACACCTACGTTGAGAGCGGTAGTTATGCTGCGGCGACAGGTACGTTGGAGCTAGTCCATAATGACCGAACCGTGGTACAAGTCGCGTTGCCCACACCGAACACATACATCACAGAGGGCGTGTTGGACGGCGGCAAGTTGAAGCTGAAACGCAATGACAATAGCGAGGTAGAGATTGATGTCTCCAAACTCGTGAATGGCCCTGACAATTATGTCAGCACAGGTAGCGTCATCAATGGTAACACTCTGCAACTTAACTTCAAGGACGGTACGCATATTGACATCGACCTGTCGTCGCTCATCACACCCGATGTGTTCGTTAAGAGCGGGCGGTTGGATGGTACAAATATCGTACTGACTATGAATAACAACAAGGAAGTGAACATTGATGTCTCCGACCTTGTGAACAGCCTACTTGATAAGGCCCTGAATTTACAGTACGCTATCAACAACCAAGCGGGCGACTACATGCTGACGCAGGATGACTACAACGGCTTTACCATCGTCCGTGGTACATCCACACAGAACCAAACCATCACGCTGACTAAGCCGACAGACGACAAGATTGGTCGGGTTGTTACCATTCGCAAGGCTGCTGGCGACCTGGGCACGCTGCTGTTCCTGAAACCTGCCGCTGACGTTACGTTCTCCCCTACTGATGCCAGTCCTCTGCGCCGCGTGGGTAATACGGTTACTGCGGTCTATGTGGGCAACGGCGTGTTCGACCTGCACGGGGAGCTACCATGATAACCCCTGCTAACCTGCTGCTGATGGCGTGCGCGGAGCAGAAACGCCCCGACCGTATGTGGGTTACTCGCGTCATCAATGCTGAGCAGTTTGATAACATAGCGACAGCTAAACTCTACATACCTAGTAGCTTTACACTACGCAGCATACTTCACTACTCCAATCAAACTGAGGCTGAGAAACCTACGGCGCGAATGACGATGGGTGGCAAAGTGTCGCTGCGTAGTATCATGCACACGTCTACGCAGACTGATGATGGGATGCCTACGGCGCGAATGACGATAGGTGGTAAAGTGTCGTTGCGCAGTATTGCGCGTGCATCTACGCAGACTGAGGCTGAGATACCTACGGCGCAGATGGCTATCAGAACGCCTATCCTGTTACGAAATCTCTCGCGGCAAGCGTGGGGTTTCCCTGATGTGCCGCGAGACAACCCAACCGTCGCGTTCGCCGTGGACGCGTTTAAACTAACCAAAGTGCTATAAGGATTAAATCATGTTAAAACATTCTATTACAGGCGGTGTGAAAGGCGAGTTCGAGGGCGTAGTACGCCGCGCGGATGGTAGTATTAAAGAGACCATCCCCTTGCAAGAGAACCTGATTACCAAGAACGGTATGCTGGCGCTTAATAACAAAGCGTATTTCACCAAGTCATCGGCGAAAATGACTGGCTATGTAGATTTCGGCTATTATTTGGCGCTCGGTACGGGGTCTGGTACGGTGGCTGAGAACGACATCGACCTGTTTGCTGTGTGGGGTGCGCCGAGAATGCAAGTGGGTATTACTGACACCGTGGAGAATCCTAACTCCGAACATCCGAACCACGTTGTGTCTATCCGCAAAGCATTCTTCCGTATTACGAACGGCGATACCAACGGTGTTAATCTGACAGAGCTTGGTTTCGCCTCAACAACGGACGCGAATTACGCCCTGTTCACTCACGCGCTGATTAAAGACGTGAACAACGCGCCAACTGCAATCACGCTGCTACCAGGCGAAATCTTAGAGTTGAACTATTACATCAAGTTCTATTGGGACATTCGTCAAACCAAGCAAGATGTGGAAGTTACCACCATTCAAGATGGTAATGAAACCAAAGAATCTTATACTGTGTTGTTCGGGATATATAACACGCCCAACCCGCAGTTAGCATGGCAAGGAAGTCATATCGGCGGCATCAAATACATTCGCGCACTCGCACCGAAAGAAGCGTTGGACACTAACACCGACGCATGGAGTATGGAGACAGTTACATATCCCAAATATGCTAACTTCTTAGCAAATAAAGCAGTCTCACTCCAACGTGGGGGGGATGCCGACTACCCTGAGTACAACGATGCCAACTGGAAAAAGAATAACTATCCATCATCCTACCATCTGAATATCTACAACAATGACCCCGACACACTTACGAAGCAGACAACGCAAATCAGCCTGTCCCCCTATTTCGGCGTAGCCAATAACGGCATCCGTGTTCTTGCTATCGGTATGCCTACACCAAACGGGTATAATAGCAATTCAACTGCTACTGTGTATGTCGCCTTTTTCCGTAAGTCTGATGGTGCGGCGCTGATGAAAACGGCAACACAAATCCTGTCGTTCACGCTGGATTTCTTTGTAACCCGCTGGGATGGTAACTAATCATGCTGCCTGACGACACACTCATCCAATCCGACATCCACCACTTCAAGCCACCACGGGCGGGGTATTATGGTACGACCGAGGCGTTCTCCCAAGGCGGCGTGGCGTTGGGGGATGTTACCCAAGACTGGTTCGTCTACACATGGCGGGCCTATATCAAACCCGACGGCGTGTATCTGAACCGCACAGATACCACAGAACATAAACTGGTACTGGCTCTGCCGAACATTGAGCAGATTGATTTCTGCTTCGACCAGAACATGAATGTGGTTATCGCCTACACCGTGGCAGGGCGGCCGTACCTATATGCTTACAACAAGCAAGGGTATCAACAGCGAGCGCTGCCTGAGGGTGCGCGTTGCCCTAGGGTTGTCCTAGACCGTGTGCGCCAGTCGTTTTCTGGCCAAAGCGACATCATCGTGGGGTTCATGCGCGACGGCAACATCTACTACCTGCTGCAACGGGAGGACTATCTGAAAGAACATCTTGTTGCCTCAGACCCGACCAAGCGGAAGTCGATGTTGTGGCGTATGGGCTGGACACAGGATAGTCGGATTGGCTTCTCATGGAGGTAAACCATGTCAATCGTAAAAATAAACTGTGGCCTAAACGCGGGCGGCTCGACCGCCGTAGGGGTGGTAGATGTCAAGGTGGAGGGAACGCAGCTTGTTGTTACCAAGTCTGACAACTCAACACAGACGTTTACCATGCCCAAAGCTGAACCTGCCAACGTAGGCAGCTTGAAAGTTTTGAACGCCGACGGTAGTCGTACCGTGGCGATTGTTGCAACTCTTGAATAAGGAACTTAATTATGGCAACGGATTTCCGTGTAGTAACCCCCGCTGATATGGGCGAGACCATTGTTCTCGGCGCGAAAGTAGCGGGTAAATATGATGTAGATGTAAGCAAGCTGACAGGCTTGCCCAACGGTGTGAGCAGCGTAACGCTGGATGGTACAACACTCCGCCTCGTTACCAACAATGGTAATATTGATACCGACCTTGCGTCTCTAATGCCCTCCGTAACATCCGACGTGTTCTTGAAAAACGTTGAATACGCCGATAAAAAACTGAAATTTACTGTGGGCATTAAGAAAGACACCAGCCAAGACAACGTGCTCGAAGTAGCCGTAGCCGATATGCTACCAGTGCAAACAGACGGTATGACATTGGATGGCAACGGTACGGCGGCCAACACGTTGAAAGTACGAATTGACCCGCGCTCAGACAACCTCTTATCATACAGCCCCTCAGGCTTACACGTTGCCAAAGCATCCATCCAGGCTGCGCCTGCTCGCGGGGTGCGCCTTGTGAACGCAACGGGCGAGACTGTGTTGGGCTATATGTACGCCACAGAGGAATGATGGTATGACGGATATTAAGGTCATAACGCCCGCTGATATGGGAGCAAGCATCGCGCTGAGTGGAGAGGGGAAGTATGAGGCCATCTCTCAGGTTGCGTTTACGGAGCGCGAAGCGACCATAGACTTGTTGATTAACGGTATACAGTTGTTGTTCCGCGAGCTCGCCAACGGCAACCGCGACATGGTGTGTACTGGGGTTAAATATAATGATGTGTGGTATGGCGACGCGCCTGATAATGAGCACGCGCAGAACCCTTTTACTGGCAAAGCTATCCTTGCACCGAAGCCTGTGGCCGTAAATGAGCGTAAGTTCATTGAGATTACATCGGATATGCTGGATATGACAGACAACTACCCATCCTCCCCCAACGAAATCCCGTTTGGTAAGACTTATGCCAAACCGCCGTTGGTTATACCATTCGCGCAGTTTGCTGGACCGTACATCGGCTACATCATGTTGAACGTGTATGAGATAACAACAACAGGGTTCAAGGTACTTACTAACACCAAATACATCTCGCCGCATAATACCGACCCTCACTCCAACATCCGTCTCTATGTGGAAGTGGTAGAACAAGCGTAGCAGCACAAAGCCCCCGCATTGCGGGGGCTTCTCTTATTGTGCCATCATGTGCCGTATTCGACTGATGACTTCATACACTTTGTAGGTGCGGCCTAGCTCGCCGTTGGGCAGCACGGTTGTGATACTTGAACCTTTGGGGATAGCTGATACCACGCGGATGGTATTGGGGTCGAGCGTTACTGTACCGCCGCCTTGTAGGTTGAGTGTGATTTCCTTAGCCATGTCAGTCTCCAAAAAAGAATTGTTGTAGAGCTATTGCGCCTGCGTCGCTGCTGTTCATTTGTGCAACCAACACCTTGTTCTGATACTCGGCATCAGACGCGCCACCATGTAAAAACTCCTCAGCGCTACGGGGAGGGATGGTCTCATGGTTGCACAACTTACGAAGTGTCCGTTGGCTATGTTCCTGCCAGTGCTGCCACGGATGCTCCATACCAGCCACTTCATAAAGCGAGCGCACGTTAGTCATATCAAACGCGGGAGCTGACGAGAGAATGAATACTGGATTTTCCCGTGCGTAGGCTATGTCCATGTGCTTGCGGACGAATGTATCAACCGCTTGGACAGCATCAAAGACACGCTTACGGTCATGCACGATTGCCATCACGTTGCGGGCTGCCTCATTTTGGTTAAGCCACCATTGGATAGTCTTGATGTCAAGTTCGCGGCCCAAGTGTTGTTGTTCCTCCATGTCCAAGAGAACACTCATTAAACTATCAGACCCGACGCGTACCCTACCATCGGTATCAAGGAATAAGTGGTCCACATGAATGCCAATCTCACCAACCACGGCGTGGGTTGAGTGTAGGGATAGGGTCTCAATATCAAATTGGATTAAGGTCGCCCGTTTCATATCAAGCCTCATCTTTCCTTACGGTCTCAAATGCGAACGCACCTTGCGCCGCTTCCAGTAAACATTTATACCAATACTCTGCGTTGCCCGCAGCGTCGCCCGCATCCTGCGCCTTTTGACTGAAATCAAATTCAAGGTCGCCTGCGTTAAGATAGGAGTAGTCGCCTGTGCCTTTCACGCCCAACGCGCAGCCTGACTGGGTAGCGTAGAACTCGGCGTATGTGCACAGTACGTTGTGGTCTCGGCACGAGCCGCGAACATGGTCTAGGGTTAGGCGCACGAACTGCCCGCCCTGTAAGACTACGCCGCTATCAGCGCCTTTCCAATTACTGCGCGAGCCTACGAGGAACACGTCATCAAAGCCGCCACCGAGCGTGGTGGTCGCGTGCACATACTCTACGTCCTCCATTGTCAGTAGACGTAGCACAGGTTCAGAGTTGGGTAGGAAATACGACACGTCCTCAAACACTAGGGCGGTTAGGTAATTGAACGCCCTAGCATCCATGTTGATGCCTACGGCGAAATGCGTGTCGCCACTACGGAGAACCACGATGGTCTTTTCTTTAACCGCGTAAGGCACGCGCTTTTCTACCACCTGCTTCGCGGTCTCTTTCAGCTCTTTACGCGAGATGTGCTGGTACTGCCCGCTCAGTTCCATACGTTGCATCTCGGCTTCCACCGCGCCAGCGGGGATGGTTTTGGTCTGCCAGCGAGCGGTAGCGACGGCGAAGTTATTTTTAACATAAACCCCCTGCCATCCGCAGAACTCAGGCTGATTATCTACCACATTGCGTAGGTGTTCAGGGAACAGGTCGTTCAAGTCTGCGGTATCTAGCCACTGTGTGGCGGCGACGTGTAGGGTATTAACTGATTTGATTTTCATGATGTACTCCTAAACGGAAGCGATGGTAAAACCCTCAGGGATATTAACCCAGTCGATGCCATATTTGGTATCGCATGAATTGTGAACCTTAGAGACGTGGTGGATGATTTGTGGTGCGGTCAGGTTGGGCGCTACTTCTACCATCGCTGTTGCGGCCAGCACCGCCTCATCCCAGCCCTCGGCTATGAAGTTGGTATGCTCAGGACACCACACACCGCGACCGCGTGCTTCCTCAAAACAGTTGAATGTGAAAACGTGATGGTCGCCCGTGCGTAAGTCTTGCTTTACCGCGATACCACGGCAACTTAGGATGGGGTAGTCGCGGGTCATGTCCAGGTCGGCTTTCGCTCGGCGCATCATATCTTGATGGTGCGCCTCAATGCTGTCGGTCTCGCCTGCGTAGGCTACGACATAGAAATGGTTACGGGCTTCCACAGTTTTAATCTTGTGGTATTGCTCGCGGCTGCCGTTGCGTGTGCAGCCGTTGTCGGCTGCCAGCACGCCGTCTTTGTAAACGAGTAGGGTCATGTTGATACTCCTTGTTGGTTGATAGGAACTGCCCAAACCTTTTGGGGTTCGGTTGAACTTGCGTGTACGGTGTTGGCGAGCATACGTTTCATTTGCCCCGCCTTACCACCACGCTTGATGAGCTGGTGTTCAAAGTCCGCCAGCACGACTCGGCGCGACGCGCACCAAGATTTGATTAGACCACTGTTGATATAAGCCATGCCATGTGGTACTTCCACACGGATATACACGCTGCGACGTGGTAGCTCTGCCCCAGTCATCGTGAAATCATCCGTTACAGCCACGCCGATAGTGAGCGTGTGGTCTACATTGTCAATAAAGAACTGAGACAGATAGTCTTGCTGTTCCAGCACACGGTAGCCGACGCGGGCGCGGAGTTGTGCCAGTAGCCCGCCTGCGTATTCAAAAATCTTAGCAGGCTCAAATGGCAACAGCCCAAGCTGGTCGCCTATCACAGCACCGACACATCCCGATACAAGATGGTTTACCCAGTAGCGCTCCTCGTTGGTTACGTTGTACGCCTTGACGAAGTAGGCTGAGATGTTATTCCACAGGGCTTGTGCCTGCTCGTCGTGGTTTACCATCCACTCTATCAGGCGGTAGCCCGCCACACCCTTGATGGTATGCAGTCGTTGTGCGAGTTGTCTCGCGCGGTCGGCATCTCTCAGGTAGGTTAGCTCAGGTATGGTAATTTCCGTGATACGGCGGATAGGACCATCGGCTACGTCGCGCCCTTGCGTTACCATATCATAGAGACTGGTGTTGGCTGTGGCATAAAAGAACGTGCGCCATGTGTTGCGGTTGCCTCGGATGTCGTTGTCGCTACCCTGCGCCCGCTCCTTGTCGCCAAGTCGCGTACTGTCATAGACCATGTTCACAATCTCTTCCGAGGTCATCTCTGTAACCTCGTCGCGCAGCAGGGGCAGGCTGTTCAGATAACCTAAGTTAGTCATCAAACCTGCGATGGTCGTACCATCTTTGGAACTGAACGTTACCGCTGAGGGGTCGCCGAACACACGCAGCGCAGTCTGACAGGTAAACGTTTTACCCCGCCCTGAGCCTGATGAGCTGAGGCTGATAACCCCGCCCGCGTGGCTCTCCAACGCGTACTTGGAACTGAACGGCGCACCCAGCGCGGTGGCTATAACGAACTGGTTGGCTACGGCGGCGGGGTGTCCATACATCTCCCGAAGTAGGTTGCGCCACAGTTCCACTTGTGCATCAGCGTCGTCTCCCTTACTGCTGGGACGGAACGCCTTAGCGTGTTTGCGTGCTACTTCCCTGTCGCCTAGCGGTGCAGGACGTGCGCCTGTGCGACCGATAACGGTGTCGCCGAGAACGAAGTCTTTACCATTCTCTTGCCAGCCCATCTGTGCCACCGCTGTTACTGCTGGGCGGTCGTTGATGAGCTTGGTTCTTGCACGGTTGAAAAAAGTCATAAGCTGCTTCCATTGTTCGTTGCCATCTATCGGCAACCCCGCGCCTGTGATGGCATCCTTGAATTCTTTTTGCGAGTTGATGTTCGTGCTGTCTAGCTGGAACTCAACCACTCCGTCGTGGGGCGAGTGGTATCGGCACAGATATAACTGCTTGCCTGTGTCCTTAACCCGCTCAAAGATGTAGGTGTCTTGGCGGCATACTTCAAACGCTACCATCTCGTCCTTTGACTTCTTGCCGTCGGGCATCAGCTTGGGGACGTTGGTATACACACCACCCTCTGCCCCGCGATAGAACCCCCACGGCAGCTCAGGCACAAGAAACGTGTCGGTCTGCGTGTGGTCTGAGCTGACAGGTGTGATGACAATGGTCGGTCTGTTCTGTGGCTCGTAGCCTAGCACGATGGGGTTGGTAATCTTGCCGTAGTGTGGGCAGCCTTTGCATCGGTCGGGGTTCTGCGCTTCAAAGTGGGCGCAGCTTTTAGGCCCTTTGGCTTGTGCTGCTTTCGCCTCAGTCTTACCACGCTCATAGTCAGGGTGCAGATGCGACAGCTTGTGAATCCACTCGTCTCTATCAACGGTGCAGAACTGCGCTACGCTTAATGCGCCGAACCATGTCGGCTCGTCTGCCTCCTGCTGGTGCTCATACGCCCACAACAACTGGGCGCAGCCTGTGCGTTCGTATTTCTGACGGTCAATAATCTTGCCGAAGCTGGCGGGCTTGTAGTCGCCCATCGTACCCATTGATGAGTTCGCCACACCAGCCGCGTAGGATGGCATCGCGCCCAGCCCCATCAGGGGATTAGCCGCCTGCATAGACATCAGGCTGTTGGCAACTGGCAGCGCCATGAATTTACCCAGCAAGTCCTGCTTGTAGAACAGACTACCAGTCGTAAGTATCTGCACAGGCTTGCCTGATTTAAAGTGTATCGTGCCAACAGGGCGCAGCACGCTGGCGCTGTCCGTAGTCCGTGAGCTATCTACCCGCAGTCCTACGCTGGCGCAGTAGCGTCCGAGCTTGTCGGCGGCCATCCGCCACTCAGCAGGTGGTATATCCTCTAAGCAAGACCAGTAAACGTGTAGCCCCTCGCCACTTGATACTACATAGGTTGGTTGGGGCAGCAGCCCCTTAGCTACTTCGGCGGCCAGCGCGGTTAGCGCGTCGTGTTGTGTACGGTATACGCTCTCGCCGTGCTTCGCGAACTTCGCCTCGCCTGCGTCAATGTCTAGCCAAAAAGAACGGAGGCATAGAGTGTTCTGTTGTGTCCGAAATCCGCTACCATCAGGCGTGGGCTGTGCATAGGTAGCCAATCCGAAGTAAGTCTCTACGCCCCCAGCTTGGAGGTTCTGAATAAGGGCGGCGGTTGCGTTCACATCCGCGAACTTAATGGGGTTGTTTCTTGCCCATGTGCCGCCCTCTTTTTTGGGGTGTATCTCTGTTATACAGTTCCAGCCGCTCATGCTGACAACTGTTTGTAGAAATGTTAGGTCCATCATCCGCTCCTGTTAGTGAGCGGTATTACACGCCCTCTGTTGGTTGCTGTTGCTGCACTTGGAATGCTGCGTAGAAATCGTGCCAGTCTATTACTTCCTTGCCGACTTTGACAATTCCTGAAATAGCTTTCTTATCGGATGTTGGTAGAACCCCTTGATTGAAAAGGTGTTCCAGTACGCGGGTCATCTTAACCACTTGTGCAACCACCCCGTCCTCTAAGCGCACCGCATCGCCGTGGATTAACTTCAACGCAGTTGGTTTACTCGCTTCAATGTAGGGTAGCCATACCGCAATCGGCGTTTGTGTGTACCATGTCCATTGTGAGAACTGGCGTTGCCACTCAGGGAGCTCGGCGTTGGTTAAGCAGTCGAATGTTTTGGCTTCGTTTTGTGTAAAGCGCACGGCTTCACGACCATCCACAATAGGGGCTAATTTTTTCTCAGACATAATAGGTCTCCTTGTAGGCAGCCTTTCGGCTGCCGTATTTATTTTAAGAGTTCAACAGGGCTTGGGCTTCGGCTAATGCAGCGGCGGTCTGTTCGGGTGTTGGTGCAGGGAACGCTGGGGCTACTGGTGCAGGTGGTACGTTTCCTGCCAAGAACGCTGCGGCTGCGGCGGTGGGGTCTGCTGGTGGAGCAGGTGGGGTAGGTGTTGCCAAAGGTTGCGCGTGGATAGCTGCGGGAGCGGCTGGGGCTGCGGGAGCGGCTGGGG